CCACGCTTGTTCGCAGAGGTGAACGAACGAACTACCGATTGCTCTGACGCAACGCCATTGATGAACAGCGAAATGTGAATGTCTGCGTTCTTCTGAGAAGACATATCGACGGAGCCAACAAAGCTAAACAAGCCACCAACGCCATGATATTTCAATGTGCCGTCAGTAATCGTGAAATCGCGCACAATGGGCGCAATCATGTTGGGTACCTTGGTATAGGTCACCCCGTCATCGTTCAATGTGAGCGCAGTATCTTGGCTTAAATAGTAATAAGCGTACTCTCGGTCCAGGAATGATGTTTTCTCAACCGTTACCAGGTTCTTAGCGACCGCAGTCACCTTTGCTGTGTACACCTCAACCGTGTTGTTGACGATGATTAGGTCTTTTACCTGAAACTTCGTGTGTACTTCGTTGAAGTAATCAGCGCCCAAAACCGTAACGCGATCATCTTCCGTCTCATACGTATAGATTCTTGGGGCTGGGGAGCTGCCGCCTACGTGTGACAGGGTCTCGAAATCGAACGCCATCAGAACCTCACGTTAGTGAATGGGTTGCTTCGTATTTGCTCCGTAGGGTACTGCTGAGAATCGGTGAATCGCGCCATACGGGACGCATTTACGTACGCTCCTGCCATCTCAGCGCGCGCCGATGAGCTGTCACGTATGCTCGCAGCGAAGTCCATAGCCAATGCGTACTCGATCATCTTCGCAAAGTACACAGGCCACTCATCTTCCGCCACATTTGCAATGTAGTCAGCGTATAGGGCTTGGGTAGAGTTGCTGTAAACCTTGTCACCATATATCTGATAGTGGGAATCAGGGGTAACAGTGATCAGAAACAGCATATCAGTGGGCAGCTGGTAGATACTTCTCCAGCCATTGGGATCTACCGGTGTGTCAGTCAAGCGAGATATCTGCGCCTTTCTACGTGCAAAGCCCCAGCGATGCTTTGTCAGCTCACTTTGGACAATGTTGTCGTAGAGATTGTTGGCAACTGTCTCGCGCCTGGTCCCACCAGTCAGTGAATTAACCGGAGTGTCCCCGATCAGAATAAGCGCATTGCTAATTAAGTCGATCTTACTCGCCATAACTCACCCAGAAATTTGAAGCGCGGTACTCCCCAAAGGTTTCCCGCGTTTGTATTAGCTTAAAGCCGCAACAGTGACGTTACCTGTAGCTGGTACTGTCGCTACAACACGAACACCGCCGGTGCCTGTAGTTGTTCCAGACGAGATGTGGATTTGATCTCCAACTCGTAGCTCAGCACGCGCTGCGTTGAAGTATCCCGCAGCTGCCTGAGCAGTAACGCTATCAGTATCACTGTGGTGAGAAAATACTGCTGGAGCAGTTCCACTCAAGCCACCGCCAATGCGCTGAAAGTTTTCTCTTGAAAACGCCATTATGAGACCTCCTTATGCAGTCTTGTCGTATTGAACTTTAACGAGACCACCCTCGTCACGTACAACAGAACCAGCCTTCAACATACCGTTTGAAAGCCAAGCTGTACGCTCGGGGATCCAGTTGATTTCAGTCTTCATGTCGATGCCGATAGCCAAGCCAACAGCAGGACGCTGGAAGAACCACGAGTCAACAATGTTTGCCGCCTCAGTCAGACCACCTTCTGTACGAGTCTCAAGGATGATGAACTGGAAGCCCACCAACGTGTTGACTTCGCCAGATACAAGCGCCTTGACATTCTGGTAGTCAGAGTTAGTTGCCTTCTCGTCGTTCAACAAACCGCCCAAACCACCAGCTTCGATAACAGCATAAAGCTCAGAAGATGGAACGCCTTGATCACGAAGCTCAACCTGTGCGCTGATGACCTTCTCCATTGTCAAGTTGTCACCACCAGCCGCTACTGGAGTAGTCAGCGGAGTAGAGGCATCCATCGCGTCAATGACAAGCTGGTCACAACGACGGCCAAGAGCGCCAGCGATAGTGTTCGCAAGCTCTTGCTTCTCGTCAAAGTTTACTTCCTGCTGGTCAAAAATGTCCGTGTACTCAGGTGCGTTCCAGTTTTGCAAAGTTGCATTCTTGAACTCATGAGAAACGTCCATTGGAGTGACGAGATCAGAAGTAGATTTTTGGTTAGCCAAGCCCTTACCCATACGGCGGAACTTGTAGATGTCGCCCACAACGTTATTGCGGACAGTGACAGCTGGCTTGAGCATACCCATACCCTGATATGCCTGCTTCACCATGCTGTCAAACTCTTGTACGGCAACTGCCGAAAGATTCTTTGACATGATTCAGTCTCCTCGTTGTCAAAGTTGATAACAATGATTAAGAGGTTTTTGGACTGAGTACCCGGTAGCCGGTCAGTCTTTCAACCTAAAACTACCGGGCCTTAAAAAAGGGGTATCCGATTCGCCGATGATACCACTAATTGTTTAAGTTAGCCAAACGTCTGAACGTAAGGCTTATCACCACCAAACTCTTTCATCATGCGCTGGATCTTACGCTCGTGATTGATGTCAACAGAGCGAAGCAAGTTGCCGTTATCATCCTTGCGGAACATCTCAGCTTCGATGTCTGCCCACTCAATACCGCCTGGCTCGATATAGCCGTCAATCGGTAGTTGGGCAGGGCGCATTGACTTTGAGAAGTCTTCAATAAACTCAATCATTGCAGCGCTAGTGACAACGTCTCGGTGCTTTTCGTACAGCTCGGGTGCCAGGTTGTTACGCATCAGCTGCTCGACAGTAGTGATCCGCTCGGCAGCGTTTGGTCCCAACTTGCTTATCTCTTCCTCCATCGAGACCTGCTCGATCGCTTCCTCTTGTGCAGTTAGAAGCTCCCAGGCTTGATGTAGCGCGCTTTGATTCATGTTGGTGTTGTTGCCAAACTCGACCAGCTCTGCCCACAACGCGTCATCAGACTCGACACCGTCGTACAGCTCGTAGCCATCCTTCGGTGCGCCGGTAAAGCCACCAAACTTTTTCTCAAGCTCAGTGTATGCGCGCGCCTGTTCAGCGACTGATTTGTACTTGTCAGCCTTGTACCACTCGGGCATGTCGCCGACGCCTTTGATGTTGTCAGATAAGAAGTATTCACCCTCCGCTAATGTAGGTTCTGCCTCACCGACTAGCGATGTCAGGGTATCGTTTGTTTCTACGGCCTGGTTTTCCATGATTTATCTCCAAGGGAACTTAATGACTGCCCGTTTTGGGCTTAGGGGTTGATGCCTGAGTTTGATTTCCTCAAGCCTTCGCTTGCCATTTAGAAGAGCAAGGTCGTTGACATCTACCCAATCAACATGGTGCCCGTCCTTATAGCATCGAAATGCGCGAAACTTGTGCAGGTATTGGAACTGATTGAACTTGTACTGCTCAGCCAGGCCATCAAGCCACTTGAGATCGAAACCAATCTCGTCAAGATGGTCTTTTCTGTCGCATATAACTTCGTATTTGGGCTTGGCTTTGCGCCTGGGCTTCTTAACTTCTTCTTCGCTCATAACTTCTCCGCGTGTTGGATGTAGTGAATGATCATGCGAATCACGCCAGCCTCGCCATTGTGGTAGGCAGCTTCGTATTCAACGTTATTACTTTCCAATGCAGTCGAGTTTTCAAGCAGGAATCGACGAGTCAGGTCTTCGATAACCTTCTGCCCGTCATCAGTGTTGAAACATCGAGCGTATGCCTTGCATAACTCGGCCTGTCTCTCCCTGGCTGCTTCCTGCTGCTCACGCGCCTTCGGGTTCTCACCCTCAATCGTGTCCCAGCTCATAGCTTTCCTTTAGTTTTATAGAGTTGTTTCGGCCTCTGCAGCCATTGCTTCGGGTGGGATGCCAGCTTGTGCAGCGGATGCCTGAGCACCGGCCATAATCACTTGCTGTTTCTCCATATCAGACCGTACCAGCTCCGATGGCATACCCGTTTTCGTAGCTGCCCAGGTTCCAAAGTCTTCCGTCTTGTACGCCATCTGCACTTGTTCGGGGCCTGACGTGCCCAGTACAAACTGTACGGCCTGTTGAACAGCCAATAGGTCTTCGCCGTCCTGTGCTCGCGCCAATGGTGATGTGAACTTGACCTTAACGTCGCGGCCTTCTAGCTCAATGGGAACAATAAGCCCACGTCGCGTCAGAATCGCCACCACGCGCTTCAATACAGGGATGAGTACCTCGGTCTGGAGTCGGCCAAACGCGCTCCCGATCCGCTTTGCCAGCTCTCGCTGCTCGATAGCAACTTCAGTAGCAGTGCGCACAGGACCAGTTGGATCACGAAGATCAGAAAACAGCGCCAGCTTGATAGCCATCTGTAGTTCATTGATCTCAAACTGAGCCAGTGCAAGGTTAGTCCCCGTATCGAGACGTTGAATAGAAGGGTTGTTTGTGTTGTTGGAGCCAACGGGGATGACGACACCTGGTGCAATGGTCATCGTGTAGGGATTGGTCACCCCATCGTCGGTCGCAGTATACATCCCGGCGAGATCGATCGCCGCTTTTTGCAATACGAATTCTTTCGCTTTATTCAGTGAACGCACATCGGGTAACGCTTGCATGGCAGGACCGCGACCACGCACTTCTCCCGAGACTTTCGTGTAACGACCGGTAACCCAGGGTGATGTTTCTCCAAAGTCTTCATCCCACGAGATACGATTCTCGTTTTGTACCCATAGAACACCGTAATATTTCTTGGTCTTTGGGTCATACATCACACCTTCGCTTACACCTACCTCAGTATTCGGAGAGTTTTCGATCATGTTTCTGATCTTCTCCGATGCCTTGAAGCCAGGCCACATGCGCTCAAGCAATCGAGCCTTAACCTGGAAGCGACGCCAGTGTGTCTCGACCGTACCGTATGGGCCTTCCTCAAATGCGATGCCCTTCTGTGGAATAGCGCGGAAGCACAGTGGGTTCATGTCGTCATCGGTCTCTTCGATCTTCATCGTGCCGGTGCCAACTAGGATATCCAGCGCGCACTCATAGAACTGCGTGTGGAAGTTAGACCGGTTGATGTAGTCAAAGACGATGTCGCACTGCTGATCCAGGTTAGCGCGAACGTCTTCCTCCGATACGCCAAACTCACCCGTCTCTAACAGCTTGAGAATGTCATCGGTTGGCTGGAACGTAGCCCAGCGTGACCAGATCGGTGCGATGTTTTCCTGCAGCTTGCTCGCACCTTGTTGAATAGCAGTCAGTGCAGTCGAATCGAATATGCGATCCATCTTCTTCTGACCGGTGTTCTCGGTGTTGAACAGGTTACGCTGCGGTAGGAAATACTCATACGCATCTGTTAGTTGATCATGCCATTGCTGCTCATACGCGAAGGCCTTTGCTTCACGCTCTTTGAGGCTTTGGATATTGCCAAGCTGGGGAGGAAGTGCCATCGGAATGCCTATTTAAGTTGAATATTCATGCCACCGTATGGGCCTGATCTTGAGCCACCGCCCATGCCGCGAGGTGCAACACGTCCAGCGCCAGCACCTAACATGGTGCGAACTGGTGCAGCTGCAGCACGACCGCCAGTAGCGCGCTCTCTGGCAGTACGTGGTACGCCACCTAGTAGTGAACGGACGCCAAGCTGACCACGAGCCAGGGCACGTTGCCGCTCTTCTTGCTCTTCGATCTCTTTATCCAATGCCATTGACTGTCGGCGTTCAACAGCCAGCTGCTGTGCTGTGGGTTTAGGTGCCTTTGGTCTCTTCATTTCGCTTCTCCAAATACCGATAAAGTTGATAAGGCGTCCAGATGAACGGCTTGTTAATCCCTAATATCTGTTTCGT